GCTTACTTGCAGTAAGATTCAGCTGAAGAAGTTTATGGATACCATTAAGACTAAGGCAGCTGCTGCTAACGGAAGAATAAATACTGATGTGGTCCTACTGAGGGTAATCAAATGAAGAAGTTCCTATCATTATCGTTAATCGGTGCGATGATTCTATCAACTACAGCCTTTGCTCAGCCTTGGGAGAGCGACACGTATTATAGAAACAGGCATGAAACACGTCCCTTCTGTTATAATGTGGTGAGCTATCAATATGATGCTTGGGGGTATCCTCATAGAATTGTAACACGCAACTGTAACTATATGCATTATCCAGCATATCCTAACATTGTTTATAGCTACCCACCTCGCGAAGATAATTCAACCTCAAATGTTATCGGTGGAGCTATCTTGGGCTTGGGTCTCGGAGCCTTACTTTTTAAGTAATTTAGTTCACAAATAGTTGACTTTTTAACCCATTCATAGTATCATACTTCTATAAATACCTTTGGAAGATCTCATCTTCCATTGACTCTTACAAAGCTTCAAGTCAATAGATGGCTACGAAAGCGGTATTCAAGTGGATACCACAGACAGAAACAACTAATGATTTTGCATTCCTGGTAAGAGGGGGATGGACCTAGAGATCTGATTTTCGATCTTCTTAGTAGTATAATTGTCGCCTATTGGCATTATACCTCAATCATGTACTAAGAGGCGAGAACATGAGAACAACACAAAACATATACAAGTTCAACACACGATTAATACTACTTGGAATTAGCATTGGTATATTTCTGAGTTTGATAGCAGCTACTGCTGCATATCCACACTATAAAAATAATACAATCATACAAACGAATACTAAGATCATAGAAGTGCCAGTAATTAAAAAAGTTATTATTAAAGTTCCTGTGAATCTAACTCACCATGACAAGAAGCAAATTAATTGTCTTGCGGAGAATGCCTACCATGAAGCTCGCGGCGAACCAAGACGTGGTATCATTGCGGTGAATAACGTGGTACTAAATAGAACGAAGCAAGCGCGAAAGTTCGGTAAAACTGCTTGCGAAGTTATCTATAAGAAAGCTAATAACAACTGTGCGTTCTCTTGGGTGTGTGATGACGCACTAAACAATAAGAAGAATCCCGCAGTCTATCAAGCAGTGTATAAGATTTCAGAAAATGTTTATCTAGAAAATATATCAGACGTAACAGGTGGAGCTACATACTTTCATGCCGCAACTATTACTCGCAAAATTTGGCCACATGTCGAAAAAACTACGCGCATTGGCAACCATGTATTCTTCAGAGAAGCATAGTATATAAAGGATCATTAGTTTGGTCCTGTGGTGTAATGGTTAGCATGCGATCCTTATAAGGTCGAAGCACTAGATTGGTGCGTGGTACAGGTTCGAATCCTGTCAGGACTACCAATAAATAACAAAGAGGTATATATGTATAAGATTTATTCAAAAGATAATTGTTCGTATTGTGATGCTGCTAAGAATCTTTTAACAAGCAGGAGTATTGAATTTGTTGAAAGCAAGATAGGTGTTGACATCACTAAAGAAATGTTGTTAGAGATTGTTCCTGGTGCAAGAACAGTTCCTCAAATTTTTCTGTTGACTAGTGATGGTGAACAATATATTGGTGGGTTTAATGAGTTGGTGAATACATTAAAGGAGAAAGATAATGTCGCTGGAACTACACACTTCCTATCTGAATAGTTTGTATAATAATATTTGCTTTGTTAATTTTACAAAGATGGATGGTACTCTGCGTGGTATGCGTTGTACGCTGCGCTCCAATCTACTTCCTACTCAAACTGATCTTGAAGAACACACTCAGCGCAAGCAAACAACAGAATCTATTGCTGTTTGGGACTTAGAAGTTAAGGGCTGGCGCTCATTCCGTACTGATAGTGTGATTGATTTTAAGGTTCTTGAAGAAACTATATGAGTCGCTTGAGAGAAATTATTGCTAAATGGATTGTCATGAATATAGCATGGCGTATTTCCCAAAAAGCAGTTTATGTTTTATGCCTTGATGTTGCAAGGCTGTACTATGAATCTATTGAAATGAAAGAGGATACTGATGAGCAACTTGGACCTAATGGAAAGAAATGAAGTAAACAAAGATTCCAAGGGTGGTACTGAACTGTTACAAGAACGTTTGTATGGTGGTGACATTCCTAGAGAATTGCTTGAGAAGGTACAGATTGTATTCTCACGCGCACGCGATCTAGACCCTGATAAGAAGAAGATCTATTACTGCCATGATCTTCCGGAAGACCCAGAGTCCTCACGTCTAAGTGATCCTATGTATCGTAAGAAGTTTGACAAATTTGTTTTTGTATCAAACTGGCAAATGGAAAAGTATAATGAAGTTCGTGGTGTAGAATATAACAGGTCTACTGTTGTTAAGAACTCTATTGTTCCTATCGATACCACTAAGCGCACCAAGAGTGATAAGATCCGTTTGATCTATCATACTACACCACATCGTGGACTACAGCTATTAGTGCCAGCCTTTATTGAATTATGCAAGAGACATGATGATATTACTCTTGATGTTTACTCATCATTTAAAATTTATGGTTGGGAACAGCGTGACGAACAGTATCAAGAGCTGTTTGATATTTGCCGCAATCATCCAAATATTAAGTATCATGGTACAGTGTCTAATGATGAAATTAGAGAAGCTCTTCTCAGTGCTGACATCTTTGCTTATCCTAGCATCTGGAAAGAAACTTCTTGCTTGAGTCTTATTGAAGCTATGTCTGCTGGTCTGCTATGCATTCATCCCAATCTGGCAGCACTATCAGAAACTTCAATGGGTCTCACATGGATGTATCAGTGGAATGAAGATGCTAATGCTCACGCTGGTGGGTTTATGCAAGTGCTACATCAGGGCATTGAAGTTATGCGTAATCAGCGTGAAGCGATTGAGGCAGACTTAAAGCTACAGAAGATTCAAGTTGATCGTGTTCATGGCTGGAATAATAAAGCAAATGAGTGGAAGGCACTTTTAGAATCCATAACAAAATGAGAGAGGATCAGCAAGTGCAGAAAAAAGATAACGAAGAAACCTCCAAGATCATTATATTTCCTAAGATCAATAAAAGAGTTTTAGATAGTGTCGGTAGTACAGTTCAAGAATTAGAAGAAAAGGTTATATCAAACAAAATCAAATTTGTTGATAAAACATCGTTGGAGTTAGTCGAGGATTTGTTCTTTAAGTTGTCTATGATGGGGTTTAACCTTGATGATGATATATATGAGAGAGACAATGTTCTTGTCTCTGAAGCTGTGAAGTCTGTTATGCTTAAGTCTATGGGAATACACCATGATTTACAGATTGCAGCAGAAGAGCTTATTGAGCTTGATGACGACGAGATTGAAATTGATTAAATACTTGACTTATTTGCCCAATAGGGTATAATGTATGCTGGAAACATTTAGGATTATTTAAAGTGATTATCGTCGACTTAAACCAAGTAATGATCTCTACTCTGATGATGCAGATAGGGAACCATAAGAACATCAAACTAGAAGAAGATCTCGTACGACACATGGTACTAAACTCTCTTCGCGCACATAAGGTAAAGTTCTCCGCTGAGTATGGCGAGATGGTCATTGCTTGCGATGACAAGAACTACTGGCGCAAGCAAGTGTTTCCTTATTATAAGGCTAATCGTAAGAAGGAACGTGAAGCTTCTGAGCTTGACTGGAACACACTGTTTGAGTCACTGAATAACATTCGTCAGGAACTCAAGGACTATTTCCCTTACAAGGTTATTCAGATTGAACATGCTGAAGCTGATGACATCATCGCAGTATTGGTTAAGGAATATCACAGCCAAGGTAAGCTTCTGATTCTATCTGGTGATAAAGACTTCGGTCAGCTACAGAAGTATCCTAATGTCACACAGTACAGCCCTGTGCTTAAGAAGTATATCAGCTGTACTAATCCTGATCTATTCCTGAAGGAACATATCCTTAAGGGTGACTCGAGTGATGGTATCCCTAACTTCTTGTCCGAGGACAATGTGTTTGTTATGGGTATCCGTCAGTCACCTGTAACCTCTAAGAGACTTGCTGGTTGGATCCTACAGGAGCCTGAGCAGTTTTGTAATGAAGCTATGCTCCGTAACTATAAGCGCAACCAGAGGCTTATTGATCTTGAGTTCGTGCCTGATGATATTAAGACACAGACACTAGAACAATACAATACGCAGATCAAGGATCGTAGCAAGCTGTTTAACTATTTCATTCAATATCAATTAAAGAACTTGATGGAACACATCAATGAATTCTAAGGAGATTATCCAATGCAATTAGGTGTAGCTGAAATCTTTAAGAAGATCTCTGATGAGACAGATGCTAAGAAGCGTAAAGAGATGCTTGCTAGTCAGATTAAGAATCAGGGTGTGATTACTATTCTGAAGTATGCATTCTGTCCTACTATTAAGTTCAATCTACCTGAAGGCAGTCCACCATTTAAGCCCTGCCAGTTTGGCGACCAACAGGCTATGCTATATGGTAGCCTTCGTAAGATGTATCTATTCATTGGTGAAGGCAATCCAGCTGTCACTAAGAACAAGCGTGAAATACTTTTTGTAAATATGCTAGAATCCCTTGATCCTGAGGACGCAAAGCTTCTCCTCGCGGTTAAGGACAAGAAGATGCCTTACAAGGGTATCACCAAGAAGCTTGTAACAGAAACATTTCCGGGACTAATCGAAGACAATGGGTAAGACTAATAAGACTAATAAATATAAAGATGATGACGAAGAAGAAATCGGTTATGATCCTTCTGAGTATCGTAATCGTAAGAAAGAAAAAAGAATCTCCAACGTATTAAAGAGCAAAAACATCGATGAGCTTATCAGCCTTACCGATGATGATGAAGAATTTTAACAAAGGAACCTATGATCGTGAGCAATGATAGACTGAATGATGCTTGGGGATATATGTTGTGTTTGGACCTGAGTAAGTGTGACAAATGGACCATTAGTAACGAACAGCATATTAAGAACTTTATCGATTATCTCGTTGAGAAGATTGATATGGTAGCATATGGTAATCCAATGATCGCACACTTTGCCACTCATGATATCGATAAGGCAGGGTTTAGTTTCTGTCAGATGATTGAGACCAGCAATATCTGCGGTCATTTTGTTGACAAGAATGGCAATGCATATATCGATATCTTCTCCTGCAAGCCATTCAGTAATGATGATGTAGTTGCAGCTGCGAAGCTATTCTTTAAGCCAGAGAAGGTTCGGGTCAACTACCTAACCAGAAACGCTGAGTGATATAAATACCTGTGAAGGAGTAACATGCCAATATACACCTTTTATAATAATAAGACTAAAGAGACCAGTGACATTGAGATGTCGATGGCTGAGCATGATACCTTTTCCCTAAACCCAGACTATACACAAGTGCCTGTTGCTTTGAACCTTCACAGTGGTGGAGGTATCAATGGTCGCAAGATCGATGATGGATTCAATGATATTTTAAAGAATATCAAGAAGAAGCATAGTGGTGGCTATAAGTTAGGGAGATCAACAATCAATACAAAGTGATAA